TGATGTTGCGGGCCGAACGCTCACGGGTCGGCTCGATGTGGTCGCTAGGCTTGCGGGCTTTACGCTTGGCTCGGGTCATGCTGCACCTTTCAGAAAGTCAGGCTGCACCGGCTTGGGCTTGGGTGCCTCGATGAACAGGTCGGATTGTTTCTGCGCTTCCTCGATGCGGCGGCAGGCGATGTCGAAATACCGCTGTTCGCGTTCGATCCCGATGAAGCGCCTGCCCATCTGGACGGCTGCAACGCCAGTGGTGCCGCTGCCCATAAAGGGGTCGAGGATGGTTTGAGCGGCGGGGAGAAAGCCCAAGCACCAGCGCATAAGAGCTAACGGCTTTTGCGTCGGGTGAACCTTGCTGCCGTCTGTGCCGGTCGGCGTCATTACGTTGGGGCAAAGCTTAAAGTTGCGGATCGGTTGATCGAGCGTAGTCCATGCCAATTCGGAGTGACCGGTTGTGAAGTCGGGAATGCCTTTGTCCCACACAAGCCAACCGCGCGCCAAAGGCAGGTCGAAGTAGTTCCCGCCCCAAACAATTGCAGGCAGGTCACCAACAATCGCCGCGACAAAGTTCGGCGCTTTTATGTCCCAGCCTCGCGCCTCGGCAGGATTGAACGCCCAGCTTGACCTACCCTTGCCGCCGCCACCCTGCCACAAGTCGCCAAGCCCATAAGGCGGATCGGTCACCACCGCGTCCACCTTGCCCAGCGTCGGCAGAACGTCGCGGCAATCGCCAAGGTAAAGCGTGGCATTACCGATCACGACAGGCTCAACCATCGACCGCCTCCTCATCTTTCCGCCGCTGGATCAGCATGGCCTCGGCGCGCTTGTGCAACCCGAAGCCGTCAAGCTCACCAGCGTCGATTGCCTTGCGGAATGACGGGGGCAGCATGGTCTTGACCAGTTCACGGGCTTCCAAAAGATCGGTCTGCGAAAACACATTCGGGTCAGTCACGGTCAGTCCTCCCTGCGCACTGCGACGACATCGCCCGCGCTTCCGGTGTGAATGAATACGGTTGTCGAAACTGGCCAAGGCAGCGGATCGCACCAGCCCATGCGAAGTTGCGTGAACAGGCGTTCGCCCCATGATGCAGGCGGCTTTTGCTTGCCGCTGATAAGCCGATAGCCGGGGGCGGGGATCGGGCGGATCATCTGACGGGTGCCATCAGGCGCGGGCCGTCGCTGTAGCGCGGGCTTGGCGTGTCGGCGCGGTTCGGACGCGGTATCGCATCCCACTCCACCATCGTCAGAACGCCACCATCGCGCGGGACTGGCTTAAACCGGCGGCGCTGATACGAACGGGCGCGGATCGCATTGATCTCGTCGATAAACCGCAGCAACCCGTCATTGCCGATCGGCTCTTGGCTCCGGTGGTTATCTATCAGCTTGGGCATATTGGCCCTCCACTAGCTTGGTGAAAGATTTGGCTTGCAGGAAGAAGTCGGGGTCGGCGCGCCACCCGTTGCGGTTGTCGCCGTGCATCCACTTGTTCGATTGCAGGCAGCGGAATGCACTCTGCCAATGGGCAATCTCGGGATATTCCCGGCGGCGGACGGTAAAGGCTCTGCGCCTAGCGTCAGTCAGCTTTCGGATTTGAGACAGCCCGCAGGTCTTGGCCGTGTCGTTCCAAGCCTCAACAAAATCATCAACCGTGAAGGCAGGTGCATCGCCAGATGCACAAGAACCTTTAGGTTCTAACTCTGTTTCTGTATCTGTCTCTGTATCTAGGGCGTTACTGTAACGTTTCTTTTCGTCCCTATGCTTGCGCACACGCTCGGCAGAACTGTCTGATTTGTATTGCCTTTTATCCCAATTGTGGGGGCGGTATCCATCGCCGTAAGGGGTTATTAAACCGGCCTTTAAGAGGCCTTTAAGGCCTGTTAAGAGGTGGTCTAAGCGCCTCTTAAGCACGTGTTTAAGGTCTTCTGCGCCAGGAATTGCCCCATCGTTTTCGCTCGCCACGCAAAGCAATTCTGCCCACAGCCGGAACTGCGCATCAGTCAGTTTTGCGACCTTCGGGTGCCGCATCGTGTCGTTATAAAAGCGGAACCACTGCATCAGCCGAGTTCCCAATATTCGTGCATCAGGAGCGAGGCTTCTTCAGCTGTGATTGCCCGCATTTCGCGCAGCAGGTTCAACAGGCCGAACGCCTCTTTCGGGTCTGGCAGCGTGTAAAGGTGCGCTAGGAGGCGCTCGAAGTGGTCGTCGCTCACTTGCCCGCCTCCCGCAATTCGTCATAAATCCGGCGCAGGATCGGAAAGAGCGTGCAGTAGTGGTCGAACTGCTCATACGCCCAGATCATGGTGCTATGGTCGTTCCGGCCCACAATCTCGGCTATGCGAGGGTAGGAATAAACCGCCGTGTTACGGTCGCGCAGAACGCGCGTAACAAGCGACCTAGCCGCCACGACATACTTTTGCCGAGACGCGCTAAAGAACGTCTCACGGGGTAGATCCATTGCATCGCAGACGCGCTCGATCACGCTGTCAGCGTAGCTGGTGCTTCCGTAAACAGGCGGCGGGCCTTTCCAGCGAAACGCCTGCACCGATTGCTTAGGCTTGTCGGGGATACCCTTTGCCAGTTCGGCAATGCGCTTGCGTTCCTCGGCAGTGATGGTCGATGTGCCGCGCCGCGCCGGGAGCGGCTTGACGATACCGCGCACGCGAAAGTCTATGCCGTCGCCTTCGGTTGGATCGCCGATGTGTGCGCCCTCGACCTTGACCGGCAACCGTGCGAGGCGGCGCTCGATCTCGGCAATGCTAAGACGCGGCCCGCCCATGTTGATTAGGTTGGCCCTGATCTTGTCGGGGCAGCGCAGGTATTTGAGTTCTTCAACGGTCACGGCGCACCTCCCAGCCTTTGCGTGCGGCATCGGAGCGGGCAGGACGCAATGCCCTACGCGCCGCAAGTTTGCGCTCGATCTCGGCGTGCCAGTTGGCAATGCGGGCGTTTGTGATGATAGGGTCAACCAGCCCTTGCGCAGGCGCACTGCTAGCGGTATCATATTCGGAAGTCATAGGCGCGGTTCCTTCGCGTTGATGATAGGGCGGAGCAGGCGCGCAAACACCTCTCCGCCCGACCTTTCTAACACACCCGCAACTGATTGCAAGCGCCTATGCGTAGTTCCCGAGGGTTGCTATTCGGGGTCGCTCCACACCACGCCATGCTGCGCCCCGTATGCGTAAAGCAGCTCGATCAATCCGGCGAATTGTTCTTTCGTCAGCGTTGAGCTGCGCAGGCCCACGGGAAAGACGCCTTGCCCTTCAATCGCTGGCAGAAATTGCATTTCCACACCTAGCGCGTTAAGAAACCGCAGCTTGATTTGCTCGGCAGTGAACGGGGTCATGTCCGGCACCTGGCGCTTTAGATCGGCAATCATGGGCCACAGCTTGCGGATCTGCTTATACAGCAACCCGAGAGCCTTGGTGCGCTGCATCTCGACTACGGGGTCTTTCCATATCGTCGCACGGCCATGATAGATTAGGCCCGCTTCAGTGTGCGCATTTATCAGATCGCCGCTAAAGTCTTGCAGCCCGATTGCTCCATCGCGGCCCTTGCGCATCGGCAAGTCGGTGCAATGGACGCAGGCAATACGCCCCGGCTTCATCACGCGCGTCAATGTGTATGCAGAACAATCAATCTGGTCTTTGCAAAAGGGCTGCACAATCCCTTGCTTTTCGACCTCAATAAGGATCTTCGCGCCACCCCAGAACGCCATTGCGCGAGCTTACAACTTACCGTGAAAGATAGATTTTTCTTTCACCCCGGAAAGCCGGTCGTTCATCTCGGAAACGACATTCCAGCCATTATCGATTAGAAAGGCAAGCGCAGTAGACAAGATAACTTCGACTTGTTCTGCGATCACCTTTCGAAAAGGAAAATCTTCGAGATGGTCAATGCGCTCGCACGCGCCCGCCATCTTTCCAGCAGCGACAATGAGCAATCTCGAAAATTCGCTGTTATTGACCTCTTTGCCGATCGCTATGAGCGATTTCTTGCTCAAGTCCATGTTGAGGATATTGGCGCAGGAAATGGCAATGATCAGGGTATCGACCGCGGTCTTCTTTACAACTTCGTCAGTTGGGCGGTCATTTAGGCGACCGGCATACTTTGCGAAATGAAGGGCCATGTGGCGCAAGCGGTCTTGCACCGAGAGCCGGCTAATCTCCCGATGGTACTTCTCGTCATGTTCAAATTGAGCCCACTGAATCGATGCCCAGTCGAGCACCGCGCCCATGCGATTGGGAGCCTCAGTGTTTATGACCGAAAGTGCCATTATGCATGTCCTTGAAGGATCGATGCGGCGATCATGCGCGTCCAACCCTACGTTCCTCCCGTCTTTGTCTCATTTTCACTTTCAGGAATCAAGATGATTCCCTTCGATCCCTAGTTGTGTCCCCAGCCACCGGGTTTGCAATTCGTCGCGGATCGCAAGCGAGGCCGCCGCATCTAACGTGAGGCCGAAGGTGCTCGCGTGGGTCGCAAAATCGTCTCTAAAGCCTGGCCTGCGTAGCTTTTCAGGATGCTGCTTTCGTCAAGAATGACAGCGCCAAATGTTTCAGGGTCAAGCTTGGGCAGGCGCTCATAGTTTGCCACCATAACGCCCGCGCCGACTTCGGATTGCTCGCGTATCTGGCGCGCGTCGATGCCAAACTTATTGCCCTCGCGCACCATCTGCCCAGCGACCGCGAGCGGCGTAAGGATAAGTGAAGGCTTGCCGGTTTCCTCGGCGCACTGGCGCGCAAATTCCAATTCAATAAACGACTTGCCTAGGCCGGTATCAAGGAACGCAGCCGACTTGCCCCGGCGCAGCGCAAAGTCCAACGCAGCGCGCTGGTGCGCCTTTGCCATCGGGTTCAATTCGTGCGGGGTAAATCCCTGCATCTGTCCGGCAACCGCGCGTGACGCAATAAACGCCCGATAGCGTTTTAGGTCGTCCGCAGCTTGCGCAGACGCATCGGTGGCGGTAATATCTTGGGAAGGCATAGGCGCGTGTCTCCGCGTTTGTGTTAGGGCGGGGCAGATGTTTGCGCATCACCCCGCCCGACTTGTTTAACATACCCGGAACCGATTGCAAGCGGCTATGCGGGGTCAGTCCATTGGACATCGTGCTGCGTCCCATAGGCGTAAAGCAGCTCGATCAATCCGGCAAATTGCTCTTTCGTCAGCGTCGAACTGCGCATTCCAACTGGGAACATTCCGCCGCCCTCAATCGCTGGCAGGAATTGCATTTCCACACCCAGCGCGTTAAGAAACCGCAGTTTGATTTGCTCGGCGGTGAACGGGGCCATGTCCGGCACCTGGCGCTTCAGATCGGCAATCATCGGCCACAGCTTGCGGTTCTGCTTGTCGGAGCGCGTGGCCTTGCCTAGCCTGCAAACCATGTCCGGCGAGGCTTCGTCGATAAGGCGCTTGGCGTAGGCTTTTTGGCTTGGGCCTAGCAGGAAGATATTAGCCATGTTCCGCCCTGTGTGCCTCTATCTCGCGCCTTACGGGGCTGGTGCGGATCAACTCGCCCATGATGGCTTGCACATCGTCGTCTTGCCAGAACGTGCGCTCCCCATGCCTATGTTGCGCAGCGTGGCAGGTCTTGCACAGCGGGACGGCTAAGTAATCGTGCGGCTTTTGCCCCATACCAGCGCCCGATCCCAAGCGAACGTGCGCGGCCTCAATCGGTGCCTCAGCGTCACAGACCACGCAGGCATGGCTGCGGACAAAGTTTAAGTGCCGTTGCGAGCGGAAGCGGCTTTCGCGCTTAGGTTTCTTGGGGAGTTTGCGGATTAGCATAGCCGTCTCCTAGGCTGTAAAGGTGGCAGACGCCAACGCGGCCCCGGTCTGCCAGCGGAGGGAGAGGGGGACCCGGCCCCACCGCGTCAGAAAGGCGGGATTTCGTCGTCCAAGTCGTCGAAGCCACCGGACTGCTGCCCGCGCCCGAGGTTCTGCCGGTGCTGTTCGTCACGCCGCCCGCCGTTAGGCTCACGCGGCTCAAACAGGTTGGCGACCACGCGGCCTTCGCTGTCAGGGATCGGCAGCGCGTCAAACACAAGCTGGATGCCTTTCGGGCCCTCCCATGCCGTGCCGATGCGCGTCCAGTAGGTCTTGCCGTCCTTGCCAGCGCGGGGGGTCATAATGTCTTTACGGTTGCTCATGTCTTTTCTCCTTACTTCGTTCTTGCGGTTACAACGTCGCTTGCGTCAATGCGGGTCAGCCAGTTGGGCAATTCGTCAGCATCGGCAAACTGCGCATTGATAAACGCCTTGTCTGGCACGGGCTTGTCCACGCAGTAGTCAAACGGCACAGCGTCCGTGTCAATTATCTCTAGGCGCGGTTTCCCGTCACGCACAGAATAGGTCGCTTCGGGCAATTCAGCCTTGGGCAACTGGACAGCGCGCAGCACTTGCCCGATGGCAGTCTTTAGCGCCGCCTCACGATTGGCTAGGCGGGTGCGTCGGGCTTTTAGGTCGTTCTCCCGCGCCTTGATGCCTTCTATTAACTCCAACGCCTCGGCGCGGTCATTGTGCAGGCGGGCGATAACCTCAAGGGCGTATGTCTCGCCCTCCACCATGTCAGCGAACAGGTCGTCATCATCGCCGCAGGCTTCGCGCAACTGGTCGGCAATGCGCCGCCATTCGTTTAGCTTGATCGGGTTCATGCGCCCTCTCCCAGAAACGCAGCGTCATCCGCAAGCGTGTCGTCTTGCTTGGCGGCTTCGGCCAGCTTCTTTTCAAGCATGGCCTTGGCCTTGGGGAATGCATCGGCGGGAAGCGACTTCACCGCAGGCACACCGAAGTAATTGCAGAAGCCCTTTGTGTCGGTGCTAGTCGCCTCGATAAGCTGGATCAGCAAGGTATAATCCGCATCGCTGATCGGTTGCGGCGCGACCACTTCATGCGTGTGCGCGTCTGCGTCATTGTCGCCCTCGGTCGGAATGGCAAACGTCATCAGGGCCGCGTATTTGTAAGCCGCCGACATGGCCTTGTTCGTAGCCTTGTCGCTGCTGTCCATCGCCTCGCCCATCGTGCGAACAACGTGGATTGTGCCATCGTCCGCGCTCACGAAGTCAAATTCAGCCGTGACAATTGCGGAATAGATCGCGTTGCCGTTGCGGGTCTTGCCGCGCTCGGTAAGCGAATGTTCCACAATGCGGGGCAGGATGCAAAGCCCGTTATCTGCCATCAGTGGGGCAAGCGTGTTATACACTTCGTCAATGCCGCGAAAGTTGTATTGCGCGCCGGGTGTTTGGTTCTTGCGGCTCTTGCTGATGCCGACCTTCGCCAATTCGGCCTGCACCGTGGCAATCTTTTGATATACGTTTTGCGGAGGTTTCGTCTTGGTCTGCGTAGTCATGGCTTTTCTCCTTCAGCCGATGTGGATTATAAACTGTCCCGTCCGTTCTGTGCTAATCTCAACGGTAGGGGCTGCGAAATAACGGTCATTGATCCCTAATGCGGAAGCGATGCCGTCAAGATACGCCTTGCAGGCACTCACGCAGTTGTCCTTGTCTGGCGGCGGGCCTTTGGCTTTCGGTTTGACGATCAGGTGAACGGGGATCGGGCTATCGCCGACGCGCACGTTTGCGGCCTTTGCAGCCCATGCCGCTTGCTCGCGGGCCTTCTTGAACGCCGCCGCCTTGAACTTGTGGTTAAGGGTGCGACCGTTCGGCCAAAGCACCTTCGGAGGAAACGGGAGGATAATGCCGCCGCGCTTAACGCCGCCCTCGGTTAACGCCCCATCGCGGGACTGGCCTAGGAATGCGGGCGCGTTCACGCGCGATCTCCCGTATAGGGCGCGTCATGAGACACGTTCTGCAAAGGGTTGGGGGAGACGCGGGGATCAAACGCCTCCCCCGCCGCACACGCTCGGGAGGGGCGCGCGGTGCGGCTGTCTTGAAGGGCAGCGAGGATTGCGCGGCCAATCAGTTCAGGGATTTGAGGGACTACGGCGTTTCCGAGTCCTTTAAGTCGGTGTGCCCGGTCGGGAACCCCATTAGCCACTCGACCCACGTCGGGTTCAGTGCGCCAGATGTCTCCGAGACCACTTGCGAGAGGCCAAGCTGCTTGCCAATCCGCGCCCCGCGCTGCACCGAAGGAGAGGATAGGTTGCCTCTGTCCCTGTTGTCGCTGGCGTTCGGCGTCGGCCAAATCACAGCTTCCGCCAGATTTGATGGCGTTCCCCGTTGCGCTGCCCGTCGGGTTAATGCATCCCCCGTGTTCGTTGTGTTGAAGTGTGCTGTTGGCGTCGGCCAAAAGCCCCTCACCGATAGCTGCGCAACCTCTGCAAGGTTTAGCCCCCAACCCGATTGCGCACACCTCAACAGCGTTTCCGTTTTGGTTTCCGGCCCCGCACCCCGCGGCCCGTCCTGCGCCCGTGGTGTAGGCAATAATCCAGACTCTATCGCGTCTGTGAGGTGCGCCAAGGTAGGAAGCTGGTATGCAATGCCATTCCGCATCATACCCGAGCGAGGCCAAGGTTCCGAGAACGGCATCCAGCCCTCTAGAAAGCAGCGCGCCGACGTTCTCCAGGATAACAAATCGGGGTGCCAGTTCGCCAACAAGACGGGCGACCTCATAGAACAAACCGCTGCGTTCGCCTGCGAGGCCAGCGCCCTTTCCGGCGAAGCTGATGTCCTGACAGGGGAACCCGCCGCAGATGACATCGACGGCAATTCCATCGGCAGCAAGTCGCTCTGCGGTAAGGGTGCGGACATCATCGTAGCAGGGGACATCGGGCCAGTGCTTGGCGAGGACTTTGCGCGGGAACGCTTCGATTTCACAGCAGGCTGTCGTGGTAAAGCCATCAATGTAAGCCCCTTCAAGGGTGGCGCGCTCCAAACCCAAGGAGAAGCCACCTATTCCCGAAAACAAATCGAGCACGTTGAGTTTAGGCATTTGCCGCATCCCTCATGTGAGCGATGTTCAAAACCTTGTCGTCGTATTTTGCGTGGCAACTGCGGCACATCGGCGCGTAGTCTGACAGGTCATGATATTGACCGGACAGGCTTGCGTAGTCGTAATGCGATGCCTCAGTCGTGCCGCATTGCGAACATTCCGAAGGCTTGCCGTGCAAGGCGTAAAGGCGGCGGTGAAAGGCTGCGTAACTTGCCTCATCACCTTTCCAGCTTGCATTGCGTTCGCCAGATTGGTCGCGCTTCGCTGCAACGCGGGCAGCGATGAAGTGCCGCCGCATGATGTTCCAAACGACCTTTTGTGAAAGGCCGACGCTTGCCGCAACTTCTTGCTGCGTAAGGCCGTTTTCGTATAAGCGGGCAACCTCAGCAACGAGCGCAGGATCATACTGCTTGGGCTTGGCACCACTAGGCATAGCGGGCCTCCTCAGAGAAAAGATCGAGGACGCGCAGCTTAGTCATGCCACGGCCTGCACAGCATCCGCCAGCTTGGCGAGCGTAAGGGGGCGCTTGGGCGGCTGCTTTGTGCGCTCCCATGTGTAGAACGTCGAACGCGATACGCCCGCGCCGTTCAGAAAATCGGCCAGCGTAAGCCGCGCATCAAGCGCAGCCTGGCGCACTTGTTCGGGGGTGATTGCGTTTTCCATAGCCAACGCCTAGCCGCGCATTTTATGCCAGTCAAGCGCAACGGTGTTTATTTTTGTGTTGACGATACATTTTGCCGCGCCTACAAGGGGGCATCAACACGGAGAAACGAAATGACCACCACCCCGCGCACCTATCGCCAGAAATGGCTTGCGACGATCACGCTTGACGTGGATTGCTTTGGCAAGTCGTTGGCAGAGCCGACCGTGTATAGCTGGGAATGCTACAGCTATGCTCTGCCTCAGGTGGCCGAGAGCCATGCGCTGCACAATGCGCGGACGCAGTGGGTACACGGTCGCAAGTGGCCCAACAAAATCACTATCCTCCCGATGTTTGACGATCCCGATGGCTGCGATTTGTTGCTTGCCCCTGTTCGCAGCACTTACGGCATGGTGGCAGCATGAGCCGCCGCTTCACCTTCACCACGTTCATTGAACGCGGAGACGAAGAACGTGAGATTCACGTTACCTACACATGCACTCCGTTCATTGCGCAGACCTATTGGCAACCTGCCGAAAGTGGCGAGGTCGAGGTTGAGGAAGCCGTGTTTGTTTCA